AATTTGAGGCTCTAGCCGATGGCGTTGAGTTCAAGTCCTCTGAAGATTTTGAAGAAAAACTTGGTATTATCAAGGACAATTATTTCGCAGAGTCAAAAGACAATGCGGGTGAAGTTATCAGTGATGATGACGACGTTCCAACAGGTCTACAAGAGATCAAAGAGGAAACGACTGGCCCGATGGCTAACTATTTGTCAGCCATCTCTAGATCAGTTAGAAACTAATATAATTATAAATAATTAATGAAAAACAGGCTGATTAATACTCTAGGGAGAAAGAAACATGTATATCTCTGAAGATATCCAAAAAAAGTGGCAGCCAGTCCTTGAGCATCCAGATCTAGCATCGATCACGGATACTCATCGTCGTGCCGTCACAGCAACTCTTCTTGAAAACCAAGAAAAAGCTGCAAGAGAAGACAACTATGGCTCAGGTGGTTATAAGTCACCTTCACTACTTGGTGAAGCTGCTCCAACCAACGCAACTGGTGCCTCAATTGACAACTTCGATCCAGTACTTATTAGTTTGGTTCGTAGATCAATGCCAAACCTAATTGCATATGATGTCGCTGGTGTTCAGCCAATGACAGGTCCAACTGGACTTATCTTTGCAATGCGCCCACGCTATGATAGCCAATCAGGCGCAGAAGCACTATTCAATGAAGCTAATACTTCATTCGCTGCTTCAGCTTCTGGTAACACCGCTTCTATCCAAGCAATCGATGCGTCAGCTGGCACAGGCCAGGCTGGTTCTGATCCTACAGCTCGTGCTTCTGGCTCTGGCTATAGTGTTGAAACTGGTATGACCACAGCTCAGTCCGAAGCTCTTGGCGACGGTTCTGGAAACCATTTCAACGAAATGGGCTTCTCAATCGAGAAGGTAGCTGTTACTGCAGTTTCTCGTGCACTCAAGGCTGAGTACACAATGGAACTTGCTCAAGACCTTAAAGCAATTCATGGTCTAGACGCAGAAACAGAACTTAGCAACATCTTGTCTGCTGAGATTCTTGCTGAAATTAACCGTGAAGTTGTACGTACAATCAACTACTCAGCTACTGCTGGTGCTACTGATAACGTTGCTTCTGCTGGTACTTTCAACCTCGATGTTGACTCAAACGGTCGTTGGATGGCAGAGCGCTTTAAAGGCCTTATGTTCCAAATCGAGCGTGAAGCTAATGCTATTGCAAAAGCAACTCGTAGAGGTAAAGGTAACGTAATGATCTGTGGTTCTGATGTAGCTTCTGCTCTTCAGATGGCCGGTGTTCTGGATTATACTCCTGCACTTGCTAACAACCTACAGGTTGACGATACTGGCAACACATTCGCTGGTGTACTTAATGGTCGCATCAAAGTTTATGTTGATCCTTACTTCTCATCTGCTTCAGGCAAGCAGTATTTCACCATTGGTTATAAAGGTGCTAGCTCATTCGATGCTGGTCTCTTCTATTGCCCATACGTTCCACTACAAATGGTTCGTGCAGTTGGTGAAAATACATTCCAGCCTAAGATTGGCTTTAAGACCAGATATGGTATTGCTGCTAATCCATTCGCTACTAGCGATGCAGATGGTACTGTTGGTTTCGCAGCTGGTAAGAAGAACTCTTACTATCGCTTCGTGCAAGTTACCAATCTTATGTAATAATAAGAAAAAAAGAAAATACACTGGGGAGCCTTCGGGCTCCCCTTTTTTGTGCGTATAAAGATTATAAATAGTATATGGAAAAGGGATATTGCATATGGCTCTAAATACTGTACAAAATAAGAATCCTCTATCTCCACTTGGATTTAGATTCTTAATTCAAAAATTACCAAATACAGAATACTTTGTGAATTCTGTTTCAATACCTGGTGTTAACACCACATTTGTTCAGCAGCCAAATCCATTAGGTAATCGAATAGTAGTTCCAAGCGGAGTACTTACTTACGAAGAACTATCTCTAAACTTTATTGTCGATGAAGACATGGAGAACTATAGAGAAATTCATAATTGGTTACTTGATACTACTCATGTTGATAATCAAGATAGATTTGCCGCATCTTCTAATCGTGGTAAAATTCATGGTATTGATACTAATTTCTTTTCTGATGCATCTCTTATAATCCTAACAAGTAATCAACAAACAAACATAGATGTTAAATTTGAAAATATTGCACCAGTTAGTCTATCAACTTTAGAGTTTAAGACTAATGAAAGTGATGTCACCTATTTGGAGGCTCAAGTATCTTTTGTTTTTAAAAGATATAACATTAACCGTTTACAATAGGTTAAAAATAGTATATTATAAGTATTATGAAAATAGATCAAATTATTGAAAACTGGCGCGAAGATAGTAAACTTGATGATGTTGAGTTAGATACTGAAGCTCTCAAGATTCCTTCTTTACATGCAAAATATTTAAAAATCTTATTTGAAGAGAGAGTAAAACTGCGTTCACTTAGAATGAAACAGAAAGCTTTGAGACGTACTCTTGGAGAATATTTTAGAGGTGACCTAAATAATCCAGAAGATCTTGCTGAACTTGGCAGGGAACCTTTTGGTAAGGTCATTCTTAAGAATGAACTAGATAACTATGTTGATGGTGATAAAGAAATGATCGATCTAAACATACGTATTAATTATTATGAAGAGACTGTGAGTGTTTTAGAGGAGATCCTAAAAGCAATTAATAATAGGAATTTCCAAATTAAAAATGCTATTGATTGGAGAAGGCTCACAAACTTCGGTACCGGATAACACGTTGATAATCTCTAAAATAAATGATGTACATGTGAGAGTGGATGCTCAACCGGCTATAAAAAAAGAACTTTCAGATTTTTTTACTTTTGTAGTTCCCGGTCACCAATTCATGCCAGCGTTCAAAAACAAATGGTGGGACGGTAAAGTTCGATTGTTTGATATGAGGGCAGGCAAACTGTACTCCGGATTAGTACCATACCTTCAAAATTTCTGTAATGAACGATCTTATTCTTTTGAAATTACCGATGAGTGTTTCTTAGATGATAACTTTTCCCTTGATGAAGGAAAAGAGTTTGCTAAAACACTTAAATTACCATTTGAACCTAGAGATTATCAATTAGATTCATTTGTCCATTGCGTAAGACGTAAAAGGGCAGTAATTCTTTCACCCACAGCAAGTGGAAAATCTTATATCATCTATTTGATTACTCGTTGGTATCAAGAAAAAACACTAATTGTAGTACCAACAACATCTCTAGTTTTACAAATGACTAATGACTTTATAAGTTATGGTGCAAATCCTAAATGGATTCATAATATTAAAGCTGGAGAAAATAAACAAACAGATAGACCAATAGTAATATCTACATGGCAATCATTGTTTAAAATGCCACGTTCATATTTTGATCAATATAAACTTGTAATTGGAGATGAATGCCATTTATTTAAGGCAAAATCACTTACAGGTATTATGGAAAACTTAGTAGATTGTTCATATCGTTTTGGATTTACTGGATCATTAGATGAAACAGAAATGCATAAACTAGTTCTAGAAGGATTATTTGGACCAGTAAAACAATATGTAACTACTAAAGAACTTATTGATTCTGGTAGTTTGGCTAAACTTAAAATTAAATGTTTAATTCTAAAGTATCCAAAAGAAGATTGCCAAATTGTTAAAGGTTTAAAATATCAAGAAGAAGTTGATTGGATTGTTCGTAACGATAAAAGAAATCAATTTATAACTAACTTAGCGCTATCTCAAACCGGAAACACTTTACTACTATATCAATTTGTAGAAAAACATGGTAAAGTACTATATGATCTAATATATAAGGCGGCAAAAAATGGAAGGAAGGTATTCTTTGTTTCAGGAGCAACTTCGGCAGAATCAAGAGAAACAATACGGTCGATTACTGAAAGAGAATCTAATGCTATTATTGTTGCTTCTCTTGGCACCTTTAGCACTGGTATTAATATCAGGAATCTTCACACTATTATATTTAGTAGCCCTAGTAAGTCTCGTATACGAAATCTTCAAAGCATTGGTCGGGGTTTGCGTACTTCTTCTACTAAGACTGAAGCAATTCTTATTGACATTTCGGACGACTTAAGATATAATAAACATATAAATTATGCACTAAAGCATTTCTCAGAAAGAATTAAACTATATAATTCGGAATCCTTCGATTATAAACTCTATAATATAAAGCTTTAAAACAATGGAAAAAGTCTGTTTTATTAAACTCATTAATGGTGAAGATATTGTTGGACTTATCGATAATTATGAATCTGATTCTGATGAGCATTCTATAGTTTCTCCATTACGATTAATGTACACTACAATAAAATCATATCAAGTAATGCAACTTGGTACATGGATGCCATTTAATAAAGAACGAACAGATCCTTTTTTTATTCAGAAAAAACATGTATTATATATTCAAGAAGCTGATGACGATCTAATTCTTCACTATATTGAAGCACTAGAAGAACATAGGCAAGATCTACTTGAAGAAGCCGAAGATGATGATGAAGACGACGATTTAGAAGATGAACTACAACTCAATGTGTTAAGATATAGCGCAAACACATCTATACATTAGGACACTATTATGGCTAAAAAACAACCACAGCATTATGTAGATAATAAACTCTTTTATGAAAAGATGAAAGAGTTTAAGCAGATGGTCAATGAAGCGAAAGCTGCTAATAAGCCAAGGCCTCCAGTAACAGCATACATTGGCGATTGTATTATGAAAATTGCTGTTAGGCTAAGTCACAAACCAAACTTTATTAATTACACATTTAGAGAAGATATGATTGGCGATGGTATTGAAAACTGTCTCCAATATATTGATAATTTTGATCCAGAAAAATCAAAGAATCCATTTTCATATTTTACTCAAATCATTTACTATGCTTTCTTACGTCGAATTCAAAAAGAAAAGAAAGTATTGTATACCAAATATAAGCTTACAGAAAGAGCTAATATTTTTGAACTAACATCTGATAGACAAGATCATGATGTTGGCCAATCTTATGGAGATGGTGTTAAATACAATGAATGGTCTCAGGACTATGTAAATGACTTCGTTCAAAACTTTGAAGAGAATAAACGTCGAAAAGTTAAAAAGCGGACTGCAGTTGATAGAGAAATTTCAGAATGAATGTTGCCCTTATAACCGATACTCATTGGGGAGTGAGAAATGATTCATCAGTCTTTATTGAATATTATAAAAAATTCTATTCAGAATACTTTTTTCCATATTTGGACAAACATGGAATCACATCTATTATACATTTGGGTGATATTGTTGATCGTCGTAAGTATATTAATTTTGTAACACTTCGTGCTCTAAAAGATCATTTTATTAATGAATGTGAAAAAAGAAGTATTGATCTCCATGTGATTATTGGAAATCACGATATACCATTTAGAAATACAAATGGTATTAATGCCATGCGAGAAATATTTCAACATGGTTCTAATCAAATTGTTAAATTTTATGAGTCACCAACAGAAATAAATGTTGGTGATATTCCTATTGCTCTTGTTCCATGGATTAATTCAGAAAATGAACATGAGACACTGACTTTTTTAAGAGACACTAAAGCACAAATTTGTTTAGGTCATCTTGAATTGGTTGGATTTGAAATGATGAGAGGCATGAAGCAGACTCATGGATATGATACCACACCATTTGAAAAGTTTGACTTAGTTTGCTCTGGTCACTATCATCATAAATCGCAAAAAGGTAATATTAATTATCTAGGCGCACCATATGAAATGACTTGGTCGGATTATCAAGATCCAAGAGGCTTTCATATTCTTGATACCGAAACAAGAAATATTGATTTTATCCAAAATCCTCTTTCTATGTTTTATAAAATTTGGTATGACGATGATGGTAAAAACCAGAAAGATGTTGTTTTAGATGATTATAGTATCTATGAAAATACTTATGTAAAAGTAATCGTCACTTCAAAGACCAATCCTTATTGGTTTGATTTGATGTTAGATAAATTATATAAAGCAAATCCAGCTAATGTTTCTATTGTTGACGATAATAAAAACATGGATCAATTAAAAGAAGAAGAAATAATTGATGAGGCTGAAGATACAATGACTATTATGAATAAGTATCTAGATAATATAGATATTAATGTACCACGTACTGAACTAAGTAAGCTTTTACAAGCGTTATATACTGAAGCGCAACATCTGGATATATAATAATGATCATATTTGAAAAAGTCAGATGGATGAATCTATTGTCTACTGGCAATTCTTGGACAGAAATTAATTTAAATAAAGATCCAACTACTCTTATTGTTGGTGATAATGGATCAGGAAAATCTACTATTCTTGATGCATTGTGTTTTGGTCTATTTGGTAAACCTTTTAGGAATATTAAAAAAGATCAACTTATTAACTCAGTTAATAATAAAAAGACTGTAGTTGAAGTTGAATTCAGAATTGGTTCAACTCACTATTTAGTACGACGTTGTATTCGTCCTGGAAAGTTTGAAATCATTATTGATGGTAAAGTTCAGGATAAACTTGCATCTGTTAGAGATCAACAAAAAGTTTTAGAAGAAACTATTTTAAAATTAAGTTACTATTCTTTTACTCAAATTGTAATTCTTGGAAATGCTTCATTTGTTCCATTTATGCAATTAAGAGCAAGTGAAAGAAGAGATATTATTGAAGATCTATTGGATATTAAAATCTTTTCTGCAATGAATGATTTATTGAAAGAGAGAATGCAATCCAATAAAGATAATATTGACAGAGTTAAATATCAACTAAATCTTCTACATGAAAAAATTAAAATTCATACTAATCATTTAGAAGAGCTTAAAAGAAACGCTAAAAATCGTAAAGATAAACTATTAGTTGAAATTCAAAAAGCAAATACGTTTATTGAAAAATCAACTAATGCTATTAATAAATTAGATCAAGATATTCTAAGTCTTAGTGAATATGATATAAAGGAAACATCTTTAAAAAGTAAACTACAAAAAATTGATGCTCTTGAATCTAAACTTGAAGATAAAAAGAAAGATAGTCTATCTAAAATTAAGTTCTATACTGAAAACGATTCATGTCCTACTTGTTTCCAAGATATTACTGTTGAACATAAACACAATCATATAGACGAAGCAAATAAAAAAGTAAATGATATTAAAGATGCTCTTACTTCTTTGAACGATGAATTTTCTAAAGTTACTAAATCATTAAATGATGTTGCTGATAAGTTAAACAAAAAAGATGAAAAGATAACTAAAAAAATTGAACATACATCCTCAATCCAACAACAATTGCAATATATCCAACGTGTAAATGCTGAAATTATTGATTTAGAAAAAGATAGTATAAGTGAAGACAAAGAAAAGTCACAACTATCAGAACTTAAAAATAATTTAAAAATTACAGAAAAATCACATAAAGAACTTATTGAACGAAGAACTATATTTGAAACTGCGTATTCTCTTTTAAGAGACAAAGGTATCAAAACAGCAATTATTCGACAATATGTACCAATTATTAATCAACTAGTTAATAAGTACTTAAGTTCTTTAGAATTTTTTGTACAGTTTGAATTAGATGAAGAATTTAATGAAATCATTAGATCCAGACATAGAGATGAATTCACTTATGCTTCTTTTAGTGAAGGTGAAAAAATGAGAATTGATTTAGCATTGCTTTTTACTTGGAGAGCTATTGCAAGAATGAAAAATTCTACAAATACAAATTTGTTAATCATGGATGAAGTTTTTGATGCGTCTCTTGATGATTCTGGTTGTGATGAATTCTTAAAACTTGTAAATGAACTTGGAGAAGATAGCAGAGTTTTTGTAATTAGTCATAAAGGTGCAGTACTTCAAGACAAATTTTCAAATAGTTTTAGGTTTGCCAAACATAAAAACTTTTCACGAATAGAGGCGTCATCATGACCTACAGTTTATATAAATGTGGTGGAACATTATCAAAACAAATTAGTGATGATCCAGTAAGACCAGAGCTATCTTATAATTATAGAATTGAAGATAATAGAGAAATATATTATCTTGAAAATGAGAAAAAAAATATTGGTGCTATTATATGTGTTGGATATTGCGATGGTGTTCCAACATCAGTTGAGGAATTAACTGAAATGACAAATAGTTCACCAGGAACATATGGTACTACTGCTATATTCTATACCGTTTGGAGTTATGATAAAGGTTGTGGTAGAGACATAATTTTTAAAACTTCTAAGTTGCTTAAAAACGAATTTAAAGTTCAAAGATTTGTAACACTAAGTCCAAAGACACAAATGGCTGAAAAGTTTCATACTAAAAATGGAGCTATTGTATTACAAAGAAATAAAACTACAGATAACTTTGAGTACTTAAATGTTTAAAAACAAATTAGCAAAACATATTAGATCTACTGATTATAAACCCGTTCCATCATATGAGAGTGGAGATCCTTGGGACTGGGCCATTGGTAGAGATATTGAAGCACATGAACTTTTAGTTGAAATGGCTTGGGATTACTTAAGAACTGGTAAAAAGTTTGATTTTTGGGAAGGTCTTCCTGAAGCTGGTAATACACCTCTTGGATATGAGATTATGTACGAAGGCAAACTTAAAATTGGTGATATGGAAATTTCAAAAGCTGAAATGAAGGCATATGCAGTTTTTCATTGGCTATCTCGATATCTAGAAGAAAAAGAATATAATTATATTTCAGATTGGATTGTTGAATATCAAGGCGAAAGAATTGGTTTAGGAATATATACACCTGATATGCTATATAGTTTTAAAGCAGTTACTGAAAATGATCTTAAAAGAAATAGAATATGGATGCTTAAAAATATGATTAATCATACTGTTGAGTATTCTGGTTGTGAAAGAGTTCATATTTTAGCAGGTATTTTTGGTAATTGCAAAAAGATGACTAAAGATTATGAAAGAGATAGAACAGCCGCTCTTACTAAAAAATTTGGCAAATACCCTAGTAGATTAATGGAAAGGATTGTTTTTTATGACCACACCGGACAAACAGATTATAGACAACTTTACAACCAGTATCAATACTGAAGCTATTGATAATGAAAATCTTGAAAACATTATAGAGTTTACCATGAA